GTATACATCGCCACTGGCAACCAGCTCTCTGGCCAGAACGCTCATCAGATATCTTGTTGCCCCAGTTTTAGCTTCCAGTTGTCGTAACGTCTCGCGCCCACTCTGGCGTACGAGTTCAAGAACCTGCCCTTTAATTTTTTCCCGCTCTTCTTGTGTAAAAACTTTTGCCACAAGCCCTCCTGAAAATTACCTCATGACCAGAAATTAACACTTACCCCCTGAAGCCCGGCGGAATTTCGTTATCCGGTTCAGAAATATGATTCACACAACGCTGGTTGTTCGTGCCGCTTACCGGGAGCAACCAGGGGTTTTCAAAATTCCGGTCCGGTCCAAAAAACGTCGTCGCTCGCTGAACAAATTCCGTTCCCGTTTTCCCGGTAGCCGCCAGGTATCTTGCGTAACGCCTCACACCATCCAGCATGGCCTCTGGTGGCACCCCCTCGCGTAATCTGGCCTTCCAGGCACTGAAAGCGGATTTCTTCGGGTTTGCCCCAGCACGCAACGGGTATTCCCGCCAGACCTGTTCGAACACATCCGGATAATCCACTCGTCCCACAGGCTGCCCGGTGTTTTCCGGGACTACCCGATCGGCTTCCCGCTGAATGGCGGAATCGGCTTCAGGCTGCTGCAGTTGGTGTGATTGCTCCGGCCTTGCGGTCATCACCTGCTGCACAGCGCCCGAATCGGCTTTCAGCGCATACGCTGAATCGGCTTCCGGTGTCGTGCCTGCTGGCTGACCAAGATTGACGGTCTGAACATCCCCTGCCTGGTTCGTGGCGTTTTTTACGCCATGGACCATAGTGTTTTGATCTTCTTGATCTGTATCTTTATCTGTATCTTTATCTGTCGTGACTCGTCGTGACATGTGCGTGACATTTCGTGACGCGCCGTGACAATCGCCATTTTGTTCCCGCTTTCTTTCCCTCTCTCGCTGCGCCCTCTTGCGCTCTGCAGGAGATTTTGCGGTTTGCGAAATATTGCCGTTGTCCTCTTTAAGCACCTGGCGTTTTTCCCATCCAGTGATTAAATCACCATCAAGTACCCGCCCCTGCATCGTCTGCAAAATTGAATCAATTACCTCTTCTGTCACGTCGAGCGCACTTGCCAAATCTTCTGTCGTGACATCAATGTGACCTCGCGTGACATTTCGTGACGCGCTCACCAGGAGGTGGATATACACTGCCATCACTGTTGCAATTGGCTGCCCTGACACCCTGGCAATTGTTCGCCACTTAGGGTCATTTGGCATGTCATGCCATAATCTGAGCCAGGCGTTAGCCATACTCACCTCTTCTGATACCGAATCTTTTTACTCACGAGTTGCCGGAAGCGATTCGATATGGCTATTGTCAGTCAATGTACTGCCACAGCATTTCCTGCCGGGCCACCACGGTTCATCTGATTGAAACCGGCGATTGCCACTGCGACAAAATCATCAGCGTCTCTCACCAGTCGCTCCCGCGTCTCCACCAGCTCCCGAAAATAAGCTGAACTGTGGCTGCGCATTCTGGCCACCAGCAAAGGTGGCATTGCCTTTTCGATCGCTGGTAACAACGCCTGAATTTTTTCAACTGCATCAGGGGTGTCTTTCTCTACCCAGCGGAAAATTTTCTGGGTATTGCGAGCCAGGGCTTCCGGATGGCTGTCGTCATACAGTTCCGGGAACGTCATTCCCAGCTCGAAATAAGTCCGGGCTATTTCAGCTGCTGGAACTTTCTCACCGTCTGGATACGCCCAGGCATTCATTGCCATGCGGATGTGTTCATGCTTGATTTTCATGAATCAGCTCCGGTGCATTTGATGTGTTAACCTTGAATCCAACAGGTAAACCGTCGGTTGGGTTAGGATAAATATCAGGGCGAATTTCATGCGGGGTAACTTCCCACTTCATTAGCTGACATAACGGAATTACCTGCTTTGGGGGAACGTCAAAGCTAAACCATTGCCAAACAGTCTGTTGAGCGACCCCCATATAACGACCTATTTCAGCTTGAGTGTATTTCTGCCTAATTTTTTCGCGAGTGCTATCTAGCATTTTGCTCTCCTCTAAAAAACTATAAGCAAAGCCTACAATAAAAAACTGTACACAATCAACAGTTTTTTATTGTGATGCTTTTAACAGTATTTACCTGTAAAATTGAATAATGATGAACGCCCTAGAAGTATCTATGTACAGAATCAGCAAGCTTCTTCAGGAAACTGGATGGAGCCAGGCTGAGCTTGCCCGTAGAATTGGTGTGACACAACAAACTGTTCAACAATGGGTCAGCGGTAAGGCTACACCTAAAGCCTCAAGTTTGGATAAACTGGTTGAGGTTACAGGGCATCCATTGCATTGGTTTTTATTGCCTCCTGAAGAGGGGGAGCAAATTTTCACCCCTGACACGATGAAAATTGGTCCTCGTCAACGCGAACTGCTCCAGGCTTTTAGTGCGTTTCCAGAGGAAGACCAAGAAAAAATGCTTCAAGAAATCAAAGACAAGAAAAAATCAATGGAAGAAACCATTGCCCGGTGGTTGGCGGCACAAAAAAGCCGCCGGGCGTGACCACAGTACAAGAAGAGGAGTTATGCCATGAGTACAGCCCTTTCTCCGATAGTTTCAGAATTCGAAACTACCGAACAAGAAAACAGTTACAACGAATGGTTACGCGCTAAAGTGGCGTCAAGCCTTGCAGACCCTCGTCCCTCAATTCCACATGATGAGGTAATGGCTGAAATGGAGAATCTTATTGCTCAAATTGCTGTAACTAACAGGAGCGAGTAATGTTACCCATTTTGTGGCTACCATCTGCTCGCGATGATTTGCGTCAGATCGTAGCCTATATTGCTAAGGAAAATATTCCTGCAGCACGCAGACTAAAAATACGGATTGAAACGTCTGTTTTAGCCCTCTCTGAGCATCCATATCTATATCCGCCAAGTGATCGAGTATCCGGTTTGCGGGAAATTGTGGTTCACCCTAATTATATCGTTTTGTACCGAGTAGCAACTTCAAGCATTGAAATTGCAAATATTGTGCATGCCCGCCGACAATTTCCCTTCCCTATCTGAACTGAACAATTTTCACACTCCCTCATTCGAGGGAGTTTTTTTGCCCAACACAACAATTAAAAACTGTTGACACAAAACAGTTTTTAATTGTAGATTATTTCCACTACCCACCCCGCCCCACAGAACGCAGGGCAATACTTCGAGTTACCCGGCAGTGGTCAGGGGTTAAGTAGCCAGCCCGAGGCGTAAGAACATGACGGCAGGGTTCAACTTTAACTATGCAGCAGGTTTTTGTTCCGCTCCCCCGGCGTTAAGGGGAAATGAGGTCAGCATGGATACTATCGAGCTTGGCAACAACGAATCTCTGGTATGTGGAGTATTCCCCAACCTGGACGGAACGTTTACCGCGATGACGTATACCAGAAGCAAAACGTTTAAAACGGAAGCTGGCGCGCGTCGCTGGTTAACCAGAAACACTGACTGATGAGGTTGACGATGGAATTTAAAGATTTACCAATGCAATTCCAGGAAATGGCAGCGAATATAGTTCGTTCCCAACTGGCGACTCTTGACCTGAGTATCGTAGAAAAAGAAACCATCGATAATATATCCGGTAACGTGCGTCGTGCCTTTATCGGACTGTACGAAGAGAAGCAACTCTCTGATAACCAGGATTTACATAAAAAATACTTCTTGGAATTAATGGACATCATTGATAAGGGATTTGGCTTGTTAATGAAACAGAAAGGGATTCGAATGAACCCCCTTGAAAATTACTTCGCAACAAGAAGCATTAATTCCTGTGATTTAAAGCATCCCGCCACAGACGGGAGTGTTACAGTTAGCCATGAGATTTCGATTAATCATTAAAATCAATAGCTATTTCAATAAGTGATGCCATCTCGTTGCATTTTGTTGAATTCATCTTACGTAATGAGTCACAAATATCTGATGGTTGTGATGCTGCTGGCAACTTAGCAGCAAGTAGCATAATTGCCGTTTTTATAGCAGTGAGTTCATCCGCAAGTCCAGCAGGAGAAACATCGTGGTTAAACTGGATATTTACATTTTTACTAGTCATTTCACCCTCCTGAGGGTTGGTAATTAAGGAGTTCTCCACGGGTCAGATGGAGTGCGTGCGCCGGACACGGGTGAGAATCCGGCACTGACAGTTTACTGAAAGGATATGTCCCTGAAAAGTCAGGGCATAACGCGAAAGCGCACGGCGAAATTGGTCTCTCTGTACGGTGTCGTTAAATTTAGTTCGACCGTGCGCTTCCGGTTGTGGCAATCCGCGAAATGGCGCGGCGGTAAGTATGGCGGGGTTATTCCTTCCCCGTTGAGGACACCGGGTTGTCAGGTTGACCATACGCTTAAGTGACAACCCCGCTGCAACGCCCTCTGTTATCAATTTTCTGGTGACGTTTGGCGGTATCAGTTTTACTCCGTGACTGCTCTGCCGCCCTTTTTAAAGTGAATTTTGTGATGCGGTGAATGCGGCTGAGCGCACGCGGAACAGTTAAAACCAAAAACAGTGTTATGGGTGGATTCTCTGTATCCGGCGTTAATTGTTAACTGGTTAACGTCACCTGGAGGCACCAGACACCGCATCAACAAAGTTCACTTCGGTGATGAAAGGTAAGAGAAAATGTTGAATGTAGCTATTGAAAACCAGTACGGGTGGAATTATAGTGCACCTGCACCTCATAAACCGGGTGCCGGGCGTGGAAACCCGAAAGTTACTCGAGCGCATAACCGCGCCGAAGCGGTTTTTTTATGCGTTAAGCACAGCCACATTCAGATAATGGTGGGGCGTGCAGGGCAGCTGCAAGGCTGGCCGGGTTCTCGAGTGACCGGTATTTCCACCCCTGTACGTCTCGCCACCCTTATGGTCGTGGAAAGCCTCGGTGGTGAGTTAATTAACTTAACACTTGAGGATGCCATCATGGCTACTACCCTTACCCTTTCTCACCCTGACGTAACCATTGAAAATGGTCGCGCAGTCACTACGTCTATTGCGATCGCAGAATTCTTCGGCAAGCAGCATCACCATGTTGTTCAAAAAATAGAGGCCCTCGAATGTTCTGAACGCTTTTTAACCAGCAACTTTTCGCGGGTTAAATTCGAGCACCGTGGCAATACCTACAATGCCTACCAAATCACCAAAAACGGCTTCGTTTTCCTGGTGATGGGCTTCACCGGCAAAAAGGCCGCTGCATTCAAGGAAGCCTACATTGCCGAGTTCGACCGCATGGAGGAAGAACTGCGCCGGAATAACACCACACCCGCTGACAAAATAATCCCGGGTGATGACCGAACCCTGGTTATCCGCTTCGACGAACACGGCTACATCAAATTCACCGAAACCGTTCCTGATGGCGCACTGGTCTGTACTCTGGATACTTTCCGTTTTTATCTGGAAAAGCAGGGATGGACTCTCATAAACCGGGGCGCAATTAAAAATATGACCGTCGAGCAGTTGCTGAGTATTAAATAGTTTTCTGGAATTTCCTTCATATCACAAATTATTAAGGAGATTATTATGATTGCTCATCACTTCGGAACCGATGAAATACCACGCCAGTGCGTCACTCCCGGCGATTACGTTATGTATCAGGGAAGAACATATGTTGCATCTGTCAATGAAATTAAAAAACACCGACTTTATATCCGGGGGCTTTGCACTCAGCATTGCATTAAGGACACCATGATTAAGGTCTTCCTCGGTCGTGACGGATTGCCCGCAAAAGCGGAATCATGGTGA